AAGAGAGAAGCCTCGACCAACCCCCCGTGCGTCGTCTCAAACTTTTCGGCGTTTTTCTGGCCCGGTAGGTAATTTTTCGGTGGGTTTGGGCATGAATCGGGAGATATTCGATGCCAGCCCGCAAGCCTCTTGAGGTCAAGCAGCGCACTGGTCGGACCCCGACGACTGATAGCGGTGGGCGGAAACTTCCTGTCCCGGTGGTGACTTTAGCTGCGGTGGCTGACATTCCTTGTGCGCCGGCCACGTTGGGCGATTCTGGTCGTGGGGCGTGGGATCGGTTGTGGACGGCGGGTCAGGCGTGGCTGTCGGTGAAGCTGCATTTGGACATCTTGACTCGGTTGTGCGAGGCGCATGATGAGCGGGATGCGATTCGGACGCAGATTTCGCAGGACGGCTACATGGTGCCGGGGTCGAAGGGGCAGATGCGTCCGCACCCTCTGTTGGGTCGTTTGACGGTAGTTGAGGATCAGATGACCCGCTGGGAGACGCTGTGTGGGTTTAATCCGGCGGCGATGTCGAAGCTTGGCTACGCGGAGATCAGGGCGGCGTCGGAGTTGGACAAGATGATGTCGCGGCGCCGTAAGACCGGGTCTTGAGTCGTGGCGTTGCCGGGTGGCCGCCGCGGTGGTTGACTCCGGTTCCGGCGGCGGCGTTGCGGGCTTCGCGTGGCCCGGAGGTGTCGGAGTTCATCAATAACTACTGCCGGGTGACGAAGGATTCCCTCGGTGGTTCGGCTGGCGAGTTGATCAGGCTTCGCGGCTGGCAGGACATGATGCTGCGGCAGTTGTTCGCCGAGCAGCAGAATGGACGGCTGCGTCATCGGCAAGCGCTGATCGGGTTGGCGCGGAAGAACGCAAAATCAACCCTCGGTGCCGGTATCGGGTTGGACCATCTGGTGTTCGGCCCTGACGGCGCCGAGGTGTATTCGTGTGCTGGTGATCGGGATCAGGCGCGTATCGTGTTCGGCACGGCGCGCCGGATGGTGGAGCTCGAGCCGGAGTTGGGTCAGCGGCTCAACTTGTTCCGCGACACCATCGAGAACCCTGCGACCGGATCGATTTACAAGGTTCTCTCAGCGGAGGCTTTCTCTAAAGAGGGATTGAACCCGACGCTGGTCCTTTTCGATGAGGTCCACGTTCAACCCAACCGCGAGCTGTGGGATGTTATGCAGCTGGCGGTGGGTGCGCGGCCTGAACCGTTGATGATCGGTATCACCACAGCGGGATCCCGCTACGACTCTAGCGGTCAAGACTCGTTGTGTTATTCGCTGTACCAACACGGTTTGAAAGTCATCTCGGGTGAGATCGATGACCCAACGTTTTTCATGGCGTGGTGGGAACCCAGTAATCCGCGAGCCGACCACCGCGACCCGAAAACGCAGCGCCAAGCCAATCCTGGTTTCGGGGACCTGGTGTCGGCGGAAGACTTCGCCGCATCAGTGTTGCGGACTCCGGAACCGGAGTTCCGGGCGAAACGCTGCAATCAGTGGGTGTCTTCGTCGCAGGCATGGCTTCCCGTGGGTGCTTGGGAGAGCTGCGAACCCGCAGTGCCGATTGAGATTCCGCCACGCTCCGATGTCTGTTTGGGGTTCGACGGAAGCTACGACAACGACTCCACAGCTCTAGTTGTCGTGTCCTGCGGTGAGACACCACATATCGATGTGGTGGAGTGCTGGGAGAAACCCGCAGAAGCCGCACAGGACTGGTCTGTTCCCATCGCTGACGTTGAAGCGGCGATCCGGGATGCGTGCCGGCGGTGGCAAGTTCGGGAAATCGTGTGTGACCCATTCCGTTGGGCGCGCACCTACCAGGTTCTTGAATCCGAGAATCTTCCGATCGTGGAGTATCCGCAATCCCCAGCTCGCATGACCCCGGCCACGCAACGCTTCTACGAAGCGATCATGAACCACGGGCTCACCCAGTCCGGTGACCCCCGACTTGCTCGACACATCGGGAATGCGGTGTTGAAGATTGATGCCCGGGGGCAGCGGATCACGAAAGAGACCAAGAAATCCGCCCGAAAGATCGACCTGGCCGTGGCGGCGGTGATGGCGTTCGACCGTGCATCCGTAGCTGAGCCGTCATATGACGTTCTTCAAAGTATTTGGTAGGAGGAGATTTACATGGCGATGACTCGCGTTCCTAACGCTGGCGGCGACGCTGTTCCGGGCGGTTACCCGGCGCCGACGCCGCACGCGGCGAAGGAAGCTCAGACTCCATATGAGGCTCCCTCGAGCGTTCCCAGCGATGGCCCCGGAGTGGCTGCCAGCGAAGGTTTCGACGCGATTGAGGGCCTGGGCGAGGCGAAGCCGCTGTGATCCCCGACCCTGAGGTCGGATTAGCTGTCACAGTGCCGTCCGATGCGCAGCCGGCATCGATTTCGCCGGATGTGGCGTTTGATCCTCGCCCAGAGTCGATCTCTGAATCTGCGCCGATCGACCGCCACATCATCGGTGGCTGATTCACAAGAAGGCACCCCGATGCCAGCCAAGCCGCCGAACACCGGTGCTGAGCTGACGAACTTTGAGCAGTGGATGCCGTCCGATCCCGTACCCGAAACGGTGACGGTGGACCGTCACATCATCAAGTAGGGATTCATGGCTATCTGGCCGTTCAACCGAAAGCCGAAAGACGAAGAGCAGCGGGCCTTCACTGGATGGCCGTGGGACACAGGCGGTCCACCGCCGTATGTGGCGGTGGGGGTTCAACGCGCCCTGTCGCTTGTCCCCGTGTTTGGTGCAGCGCGTGTACTGGCTGACAATGTTTCAGCGCTAACGCCTGCTCTGTACACCGTCGGCAAAGATGGCGTGTGGGTGCGCCAGAAAACCCCATCGTTGTTTGTGCAGCCCTCAGTGCATGGGACGTTGTTTGACTGGCTGCAGCGGTGCGTGCATTCGATGGCATTGTGGGGTGACGCCGTCGGATATGTCACCGACCGTGACTATTACGGATTCCCCACCATGGTTGAGTGGCTGAATCCTGAGCAGGTCAGCGTCCAGGACGGCAGCCAAGGCGACGCCTCTTACAACTCGAACACCGGTGTCGACTACAACACGTCGGCGTTCTCCGGCCCCGGCTCGTACATGGATCCGTTGTGGTTCTGGCGCGGCCGGCGGATGGACCGCGGTGACATCGTTCACGTTCCCTGGTTCACGATGCCGTACAAAGTACGCGGATTGTCTCCCATCGGCGCTTACCAGACGATCGCCAACGCCGGTTTAGGTGCGCAGGATTTCACCTCAGCCTGGTTCCTGCACGGCGGGACACCCCCGGGGGTTATGAAGAACACCGCGCAGACCGTGTCACCTGAGGACGCGGAGATCATCACCAACCGTGTCGTCAGGAAACTGACGCAACGCAAACCCCTTGTCCACGGCAGCGATTGGGAATACACCCCCATCACGATGAAAGCCGGGGACGCCGCGTTCGTCGAGACGGCACAATTGACCGCCAACCATATCGCGGTGATCTACGGGATTCCCGCTGAGATGCTCGGCGGCCAGACCGGCGGCAGCCTCTCCTACAACACGGTCACGATGAACGCTTTGAACTTCCTGACGTTCTCGTTGCGGCCCTGGTTGGAGCGCATCGAAGCTGCGCTGTCGAACCTTTTCCCGCGGGGCACCTTCGTCAAGTTCGACACTGACTCGCTGCTCCGTATGGACCCCTTACAGAAGGCGCAGGTCGATCAGATCAGCCTCGGCTACTACCCGCCGGCGTGGAAATCGATCGATGAAGTCCGGCGTGGTAACGATCTGGCCCCCATCGATCCAGATGATCTGGTACCGCCGTATCGGCCCGGCGGCGCGGCCGGTGAAGCAACTTCCGCTCCGACTGGTGGAGAGTTAGAGGAACCGGATTCACCTGAGCAGCCTGAACTTAATCCCAGCGCAGGCGATCACCCGACCGGGCAGAGGAACTTTGGTCCGGTCGCGTTAATGGACATTCTCGCTAAGCGCAGTTTTGACCCCATCGGTTCGGTCAACGGGTCGCACCCGTGGACGACACCGAGTTAAGTAGAGAGGAACAGCCACAGTGGCCGTTTCAGACGCAGCCTGGTCCGAGTTTTCCCCCAAGGATTTCTCCGCGGAGCAGTGGCAACGCGCTTGCCTGGTCGATACAGGTGAGGGCGCCCCAGAATCCAAGGACCGTTACAAGCTTCCAGTGCGGGAGCCTTCTGGGGAGTTGAACCGCAACGCTGTTCATGCCGCCGCGGGCCGCATTCATGAGCTGCAAGGGATTTCATCGGAGAAGAAATCCGGCGCGGCCCGCAAACTTGTGGGTTTGTACCGGCAGATGGGTGAGAATGCCCCCGAAGCGTTGCTGAACCTCGCCAACGAGGAAGGCGAACGCTCAGCTCCCCCGGTGGAGTTGCTGTATATCAGCAACTTCCGCTCGTATGAAACTAAGGGCTCACCGATCGAGGTCAGATCCGCCGAAACGCGCACCATCGGCGGCTACGGAGCCGTGTTCGGTAAGCGCAGCGTTAACTTGGGCGGCTTCCACGAAATGCTGGATCCCCAGTTGTTCAACAAGTCCCGCGCAGACGGCTGGCCCGGCGTGATCTGCCGGTTCAACCACGAGGACAACTTCCTTTTGGGGACCACCCGTTCCGGGACGCTGCGCATCGCGGTCGACAAGGTCGGTTTGCCTTACGAGGTCGACCTTCCGCAGTGCCGCTCGGATGTGTACGAGATGACGCAGCGCGGCGACCTAGCGCACAGCTCGTTCGCTTTCCGCGCCTACGACGAAGACTGGGCAGTCGACGACACCGGCTACCCGATCCGCACAGTCACTTCGGCGAAGCTACTCGATGTCAGCCCAGTGACCAACCCGGCCTACCCAGACGCCACTGTCGGGTTACGTTCTCTGGCGCGCCACGTCGGCGCCCCCTACGAAGATGTCGTCGAACGGTCTCACAGCGACGAACTGCGCGGATTCTTCATCCGCACCGATGTCGATGGTGGCGCGGTGAAGAAGGCCCCGAAGTCGGGGCCGGCCGCGTTGATGGAGATTCTGTCTAAGCGCCCGGATGACCCCATCGGCGTCTAAATAAGTTTCCAAGATCATCCCGGCAGGACGGGGAGCGTCCACCGGGTTGGTTCTTGCTGTGCGGGTGGCCGCACACAATTTTGAGGCAGGCCGACACCACCTCGCTCACAAAACACCGAAAGGAGTCCCCATGAGCGGGGCTGTTGTTAAGTCGCTTCAAGAGCGACGTTTAAACGTCTGGGAACAGGCCAAGGGAATCGCCGAGCGCGCTGCCGATGAGAAGCGCAACATGACTGGCGACGAAGAGCGCCAGTGGGATGAGGCCAACGCCGAGCTCGTGGCCCTGGATGAGCGCATCCAGTCGCTCCTCAAGGGTGAACAGCGCGCCAAGGACGCCGCCGACGCGATGGACCGCCTCTCGGGGAAGCCCGTCGACAAGCGCGCCGGAACATCCGGGGACGCATCGGACGTCGACTATGCGGCCGAGTTCCGGAAGCTGGCGCAGTCTCCTGTCGGCAGTGGGTTCGACCTGCCGCTGCCGAGCATGGTCGAGCAGCGGACCCTGCTTGACTCGAACGTTCCTCTGCCCACCTCGTTCGTCGGTCAGCTCTACCGGTATCTGGTTGACACCTCCACGATCCGGCAGGCCAACCCGACCGTGTTCTCCACCAGTTCGGGTGAGAACCTGGTCGTGCCCCGCGCAACCGCGTACGGCACCGCGAAGTGGACCGCTGAAGGTGGCGCCATCTCGGCGTCGGACCCGACCGTGTCCAGTGTGACGTTGGGTGCCTACAAGATCGGCGTGCTGGTTCAGATCAGCCACGAACTGCTGGCCGATGAGGGATTCGACGCTGTCGGCTTCATCGCCTCCCAGGCGGGAATGTTGATCGGCATCGCCGTCGACACCGCCTACGTGGCCGGTACCGGAACCACACAGCCGACCGGGTTCAACGGTGCCGCAACGGTAGCCGTACAGGCCGCCACCGGCACCGGGTCCCTCACCGGTCTGCCGACCAGCGGCAGCATCACCGGATCCGACGTGTTGGTGGAGCTCTACCACTCCGTGATCCCGCAATACCGTCCGCGGGCTTCGTGGGTCATGCACGACCAGACTGTCAAGGTCGTCAGGAAGCTGAAAGACACCACGGGCCAATACATTTGGCAGCCGGCCCTGGTCGCCGGCCAGCCCGACACCCTGTTGGGGCGCCCTGTGTACCCGGACCCCCACATGCCGCAGATCACTGCGGTATCGTCGCCGGTCATCGCTTTCGGCGACTTCAAGGGTTATTTCATCCGCGATGTCACACCGCTGCGGTTCGAGCGGTCCGACGAGTACGCATTCGGAACCGACCTGGTGTCGTTCCGGGCGCTGTACCGCACGGATGGTCAGCTGGCGGACACCAACTCGATCAAGACGTACGCAACCGCTGCGTCGTAATTTCGGTTAAACGCCACGCACGGGAGGGCGGGGAAACTCGCCCTCCCGTGTCCCGAAAAGAAGGAACAACGTTGAAGATCCGCATGAAAATAGCCGTCGCGGGCACTTTCGAAGGAATCATCGACGGTGTTGAGGTCGGCGATATCGTTGAAGTTCCCGACGTGCGCGGCGCGCACTACTGCGACATGCACTACGCCGAACCCGTCGCGGAACGCAAAGAGGAACGTGCAGTAGCCCCTAAGGGTGAAGAACGCGAAGAGGAACCACCTAAGCGTGGACCAGGGCGCCCCACAGCGCAAAAGCCGTAAACCTCTTGAAGATCAAAGGTTTCGCCCGCCAATTCGACGGCGGAGGCTACTACCGAATTCGCCTCCCGTTAGACGAACTAGCTCAACACGGGCACGAAACCTCCTGGGAGGCGGCGCGCTCCGACATCGGAGCCGGCGGTGCGGACATTGTTGTCGGCCAGTTGATTGGCGGCATGAACTATCCCGCCGTTATCCACAGCTGGTGGCGCAAGCTGTTCAAAGACGCCAAACTCGTCTACGAGCTGGACGACAACCCGTTCGCGGTCGAATGCCACAACCCCGCAGTCCTCGCTTACGGGTCGAAAGTGGCGCAGGACAGCATCGCCCACTGCATCGAGATCGCGGCCCTCGTCACCGCATCAACGGAGCCGCTGGCCCAGGAGATGCGTAAATACAACCCGAATGTGGTTGTGCTGAAGAACCGGATCGATGAACAGCTACTCACGATGGAACGCCCGAAGCGCGAGAAGCTGACCATCGGCTGGGCCGGCGGGGCGAGTCACCGCGAAGACCTGAAAATCTGCGCTCACAGCCTGCGGAAAACCCTCGACCACCACCCGGATGTTGAGGCACACTTCATCGGCCCAGATTTCACCGATCTGATCCGCCGCCCGATGCGTCACACACCGTGGTGTCAAACCACCACCGACTACTACAAGCTGATCGACTTCGACATCGGCCTAGCGCCTTTGTTGCCTTCGGTGTTCACCCGGTCAAAGTCGCACATCAAAGCCTTGGAGTACGCAGCTTTGGGGATCCCGGTCCTGGCATCCGACGTAGAACCGTACCGGGACTTCGTAATTGACGGAGTCACGGGATGGTTGGTGCGCTACGACCACGAATGGGCTAAACGGCTCCGCGAACTCATCAACGACCATGCGATGCGTGAAGAGATGGGCAGAAACGCCAAGAAACTCGCCGCCGACTGGACAATCCAGACCGGTTGGCGTGAGTGGGAATCCGCCTACAGCAGTGTGCTCTGATGCATCCCTCCGTGCAGGAATGGGTACAGAAAACTTTGACCGAACGGGATGTCGCCGGCCGATCGGTCCTTGAAGTCGGCTCCTACGATGTCAACGGATCAGTGCGCCCGTACATCGAATCCCTCGGCCCCTCACGCTATCTAGGTGTCGACGCCGGTCCGGGCCCCCGCGTCGATCAGGTTGTCGATTGCGAACACCTGACAGACGCGGTCGGTGCTGGATGTTGGGATGTTGTAGTCAGCACGGAAATGCTCGAGCACGCCCGTAACTGGCAGACCTGCATGACGCAGATGGCTGATGCGGTCGCGTTGAATGGGCTGCTGTTAGTGACCACTCGTGGTCCGGGATTTCCTTACCATCCCTACCCCGAAGATCACTGGCGGTACACCACCACCGACATGCGGCGCATCCTGTCCCAGCTGAATCTGATGGTGCTCGCAGTCGAAGAAGACGAACCCAGATCGCCGGGGGTTTTGGCTTTCGCGATAAAGCCTCTCGACTGGACCAAACCAAACCCAGATGCTTTGCAGGAAATCAACGTTGCAGGGGTGACACCATGACCTACCCCTACGCGCCAGGGGGGCTCACCGGGGCCCCGTTCTTCACATCCACTGACCTTGCTAACCGTCTGCAATTAGATCCCTCGGTGATGAACTCCGGGACCGCGACCTTGCTAGCGCAGCTGGCTTCTGACGCGGTTCGTGAAGACCTACGCCAGCAGATCGACGTTGTAACAGACGACGAGATCACGTTGTGGGGTGACAACGGGGAAATTCTGATCCTTCCCCAACGTCCCGTCACCGCAGTGTCCTCGGTCTCGCTGGCCGGACAGGATCTTGTTCCTGTGGTGGTGAATTCGACTTCCACCATGCTGATGTACGACTGGCGCCCAGACGGCTCCCTGCGCCGCGTGGTATATGGCGGCAGCTTCTACGCCGGGGAGTTGTACTACAAATGGCCTTACGGGGTTGCTGTCACCGTCACTTATTCCCACGGCTACGCGACAGTCCCGTCGGCGATGAAGCACGTCGCGCTGGAATTGGCGGCCGGTGTTTACGCCAACCCTGACTTCCAAGACTCCGGCCGTGTGGGATGGACCGAGTGGGCTACCAAGCACGTCAGCCTCGAACTCAATCCCGATCAGCGTAAGTCACTAGACCTGTACCGCAACGTCGCACTAACCATCTGAGATCATGCGACGCCTCGGTAACCACGTCGTCGGCATCGTTGAGATGCAGGGCACGCAAGTCGACAAGTTAAATCAGACAATCCAAGCACCAGTCGTCACCGGTCTCGTCCGCGGCTGCATGTTCGAGTCCTACAACCGTGGTCCTGAAGAACACGAAGACGACACCATCACCTCCTTTGAGCGGGCCTACTGCTTCCTGCCTTACATCGAGGGCGTCACCACCGTTCTGACGAACGACCACTGGCTTCAGCCGCAACGCCCAGACGCTGAGGCGCAGCGGAACTACAAAGTTTTGGGAATGCCGATCATTCAGTACGACCGCAGCGGCAGGGGAGACCACGTGTGGATCGTCTGTGAATGGCGGGCGGGATGAGTATCGAAGCCGAAATCGCAGCCCAATTCGCTGGCTCCATCGAGATGGAACATGAGCTGGATAAGTTCGCGGACAAGGTCCGCGACTACGCCAGAGACCTAGCACCGGTGTTCGATGAGGAACGCGACAAACGCTCCACTCCCGGCACCGGTGAAGAAGCGGGAGACTTCCGCAACTCCATCGAAGTGTCCGGCATCAAAAGCCCCCACCACAGACGTGTGGGTTCTGATAGTCCGATCGCGTTGTGGCAAGAAGTCGGAACAAAGCATTTCCCGGAGATGGCGATCTTCGCTAAGACCGCGAAATACTTCGGCGGAACGGGGCCGATCATTGAAGCCGGCGTAGCCCACGCCCAATCGCACCTTCGCGGGGAACTAGAAAAGCTTGAGAAGCTCACCGCGACGGGTGCGGCAGCCCATCAGATAGCCGCACAGCGGGCTTCTGTGGAGCGGGCCCGTGGACAACGCTCGGCAGCATTCCAAGCGGCACGCGGACGTAGAGGCCGCAAAAGGTGACCCTGAACTACGGGCGTCCCGCCGACCCCGAAGAATTCATCATCGCCAAGCTCAAACCATTGGGCATCACTGTGGGACCCGAGCGAGACGAAAGCACGCCGCTCCCTTGCTATGTCGTGACCGCAGTCGCTGGCAAGTCCAACAGGTTCATGCTGTGCGCCACAGTTTCGGTGCACAGCTTCGCCACCGATACAGAAGATGCGATGGCCCGCGCAGCGGCAAGTAACGCCGCCTGGGATGCCGACAACCTCCTGATCTCACTCACACCATCAGACGTGATCACGATGTCCGACGGCAGACCCGCAGGCGCCTGGGTCGACCCAGTCACACCACCGATGTTCGCCGACTACCGAGACCCATACATCAGACGCTACGTCGCCCGATACGACGTAGAACTCCGATTCACCCCGACCACCTAATTCGTTGTCCGCCTTGCTGATCGCAGGGCAGTTTCTCATTGAAAGGGAGAAAAACAATGGCACTGCCCTCCACTGGTAGCACCGATGCGGTCGTTCTCGACCCCACCATCAACCCCCTGAACCTTCGGCATTGGCAACGGGTGTTCGTGCTGTTCCGCGACTACTACAAATCCGACGGCACCGTGTACAACATGGCCGACCCCTCGGTGGGGGTTGGGTCTGCGACATTGCCGGATGGGACGACCACAAGCCTGTTCACCCCGTTCGCCGCCGACGGAATCTCGATCCGGCAGGACCTCCTCACGTCTGCGGGCGGAACGAACCAGGGCTTCTACTCGGCCGGCTACCTGAAGCCCGACAGTGTGTCCGTCACCCCGGATGAGTCGGTAACTCAAACCCCGACCGCGCAGGATGTCCGCACCGCGAAGAACGTCCTCGAGAAGCTCGAAGACAAGATCACGTTCGAGCCGTTGGAGTCCAACCCGGTCATCCAATACCTGCAGTACGAGTTGCCGTTGACGAACATCCCGGCCCTGGGAACCCCGAACCTGATCATCCCGCGCGGTAATGGGGATGTGTTGCAGCACCGCGTGATTGTGCTGATCGGTATCGACACCATGGGCCAGTTGAAGGCCAAGGTGTTCCCGCACGTCATGTCGGACAAGAAAGCCAAAGCCGAACTCGGCCGTAAAGCACCCGACTCGCAGGGCCTCACCTATGATGTGCTGCCTTGCCCGTACAGCAAGCACGCGGAGTGGACCTGTTTCGGCGGTACGCAGTGGAACGCGTCCGGCGACTTCAACTTCCAGACGACGGTACCGACTGCGGTGCCCGCAACCGGTTTGAAGGTGAACGTCACCTTCCCCACCCCGATCGACCTGGTGGCACCGACGTACACGGCGCAAATCTTCTCCTCAAGCAACGTCGCGTCGTCGATGACCCTGACATCGGGTACGGGGACGGTGACGGGTGGTTTCACCACCGTCCAAGGCACCTCCCTGTCGGCGTCGACCCTCTACAACGGGGTTCAGGTGACCGGTACCGGGACGAACAGCATCGTCGCCACGTCGGTGGTGTCGAACTCGTTCACGTCGACCGCTTCCTAGCAGAAACCTCATCGGGGCGACCGTCTGGCGTGGGGGTCGCCCCGATGAGCCCACGCCAAACCCACGCCAACCAAAGGAACCCCCCATGTCCACGCACGACTCCTTCCAAGCAGCTAGGGAACAAGCCGCCGAAGCCCTAGGGTTCATCGCGTCCGAACGCATCACGGCCGGTGATCAAACCTTCGAGATCCCCAATCCTTCACTACTCGACGATGATCAGCAGACGGCGTATGACAAGTTGCAGTTCGATTCGGAGAGCTGGGACCACCACGACGACGTCCTGAACGACGACGGGACGGTGAAGTTCAAAGGGGCTTTGAAGGAGCCGCACCGCAAAAACGGTGAGCTCGTGGAGAGCTACAACATTCAACTCGCCAAAGCGATCCTCGGCAAAAAGTATGCGGCTTTCAAAGCCGCGGGCGGCCGGGCCAGTGACGTGTCGGTGACATGGTGGAAGATGAACGACGCACTCGCGAAGAGGCGAGCGGCAGACTCCAAAAGTGTTGGAAGCGCTCGCGATTTGGAAACTGTTCCCGAACCGGATAGCGTCTGACCTTCAAATCCACTGCCACCGCAACATCAAAGAGTGGCATCGAACCGATTTCACCATGTCGAGTCGGGAACTCCTCGAGATCCTCGACGGGCTCCCCGAAATATCACGGTACAAAGAAGCCGCTGAACGGTCCGTGCGGGTGGTCCGCTACACCGGGAACAAACCCGAACTCCGGGACGATAACGGCAGAGGGAAACTCCTGCGCGTGTCGGGGATAGGTCCCCCCGCAACCGATGTTGAAGTGTTAGCGGAGTTCATCGACTGGACCCACGACAAAAAGATCCAAGCCCGGATTGTGCGTGAGATCGCCTCCCTGCGAGCGGATCCCGACTTCACCGGCGTTATGGAGCCGTTGCACGCCGTGTTGGCGCATATCCATGCCCAGGAAATGCAGCAGCTGGACGAGCGGTTCGACGCGCACCTCATGTCAGGTCTCCACGGATACGAAAGGCGGTGAGCCGTGCCGGTATTTCTTGATGTGGAGTCGCGGCTTGACCGGCGTGCCGTTGAGGCCACCGCCCGTGAGATCACCACCATCTTCAACCGTTTGGGCGCGGACGTGTCCAAGGGATTGGGTGGTTCCCTTGGTAAGGCTTTCGGGGCGTTCGATACGACCGCTGCCCGAGCCGAGCTCGGCCGGTTAGAGGTGGCGTGGCGTCGGGCTGCTGATGTTGAGGCTGATGCCGCTAGACGGATGGAAATATCTGCGGCGCGGGCTTCGGCTGCAGTCGGGAAGTACGGTGAAGATTCCGTCAAAGCGATGGGCGCCCAAGCTGTCGCGGCGCGTAGTCAACGCGACTACGCCGACGCCTTGTATGCCAATGAGGCGGCGCAGCGTTCGCACAGCAAGGCTATGCAGGACAGTGCGGCGGCCGCCACGATCGCTGGGCGGGCATGGAACGCGGCCGGTGTCGGATCGTTGGCGGTGTTCACGGGAAGTGTTCTGGAAGCCACCAAGAAAGCCGGTGACTTTCAGCAATCCCAACAACGACTGATCGCGTCCGCTGGTGAGACTTCGCGGGGTTTGAAGGAAGTCTCCGACGGAATCCTGCAAATGGCTGGACAGGTCGGGTACTCGTCTCAGGAACTGTCCAAAGGCATGTACACCGTGGAGAAGGCCGGATACCGCGGTGCTGAAGGCGTGAACGTTCTTCGCTCCGCAGCACAGTTGGCGAAAGCTGAGAACGCCGACCTCGGTGAAGTTCTGAACGGGTTGACGACTTCGATGCATGACTTCGGGTACAGCTCGGATCGTTCCGCCGAGGTGGCATCGAAGATGAATACCGCTGTGGGGATGGCGAAAACGAACCTTCAAGAGTTCTCCGGTGCCCTGCATTCGGTGGAACCGATCGCCGCCGCAGCGAATATCAAACTCGAAGACGTTTACGGGTCTTTGGCGCAAATCACCCAGTCCGGTACACCGGCGGATCAGGGCGCTCAGAACATGGCGCACTCTATCTCGCAGTTGATGAAACCGTCGCAGCAGATGCGCGAGGAGATGGGGCAGATGGGTGTTGATGCCCGCGACGTTCAAGCCCATCTGGGGGATCGCGGGTTCGCGGGGACGGTGCAGATGTTGTCGGACACTATCCGGCAGCATATGAACCCCGCCGGCCAGATCGTCATCGACACCATGTTCAAAAGCCAGCAGGCCACGGATTCGGCGACACAGATTTTCAACAACCTGCCTCCGGCTGCTAAGGCGGTTGCGGAGTCGATCCAGAACGGCACCTTGTCGTACAAGGACTTCCGTAAAACCCGGGGTGGTTTGGATGTGGAGCAGGCCAACGAACTGCAGCAGTGGGTGAACCTGAACAACAAAGTTGAGGGCTATTCGCAGGCGTTGAAGTCCGGGCAAGGCGACATTCAAACCTACGAGCAGGCTTTGGCGTTGATGACGGGCGGCCAGGACTCGCTGCGCACGGTGCTGCAGCTCGTCGGCAACAACACCAAAGACACGAACGACAAAATCAAAGCCATCAAAGACACCACCGCCGACGCTGACGGGACGGTGAAGGGGTTCAACGAAACCCAGGAGACGCTGAACGCGAAGATGTCTGATGCGAAAGCGGCGTTCGGTGCTGCGGCGATCGAGATCGGCTCTGCGTTCGTCCCATTCATGACTGAAGCGGCGAACGTCGCGAAAGATGTCGGCGACTGGATGGGTAAACACCCCGCAATCATGCACGCCGCTGTCGACGCTCTCGGCGTGCTGGGGACCGCGTGGTTGACGTTTAAGGGCATCAGCATTGTGGAGACGATTCTGTCGCCGATCACCACAGCGTTGGGGGCGATGGCCGCCGAAGAAGGGGTGGCCGCTGTAGCTGCCGGAGGGTTGAAGACCGCTCTGGGATTGCTAGGTCCGGCAGCAGCCGGTGTCGCGATCGGATTGCCTATCGCCGATGCGACGAGGCACAGCAGCTTCTTCCGGGATTCCGAGATCGGTAACACGCTGGGCCAGAACCCGGTCAGCCGGTGGATCAACAAGCACACCCCGGACTGGTTGGGTGGTGACGTCGTCGATAAGAGCACCGGCGATATCATCCCCACCCACGCCGCGGGCGGCCCGGTCCACGGGCGGGGACCGAACGGTGTTGACTCCGTTCACGCAATGCTGGCCCCCGGAGAACACGTCCTCACCCACCACGATGTGTCAGCGATGGGCGGACACCACGGTGTGTACGCGTTCCGCGAAGCTTTGCACGGCGGCTTGGCTATCCACCGCCAAAACGGTGGGGCGATACCAGGTTTCGGCGGCGGTGGTGGACCGGACGCTCCGGGACCTGGTGGTTACACACAAGACCAAGCAGCCCAAGCCATCATCGGGGCCGCTAAGGCGCGCGGACTCAACACGGAACAGACATTAGCGGCGCTATCGGTTGGCATTTTGGAGACGAACCTCGGATCCAATCCGATGACTAACGCCGCCCAAAATCAAAGCGGCACAGTCGTACAGGGATTGATGCAGCAGGACTCTAGCTACAACAAGTACGGTGGCCGCACCAATCCGAACGCTGCCGCAGCGGGATACATCGATCAGTTCATCGCTCGGGGTGGCTTGAACAAAGACCCATACCAAGGCGCGGTGGACGTCCAAAAGGGCACGTATGGCCCCGGCTATGTTCGAGGCTTCCGCGGTCAAGCAGAGGGTTACTACGACCGCCTTTCCGGCCAGACAGCGGGAACTTACAAGGCCCCAGCGGGTCTGCAGAACGATCCCATCTATGTGGCGATGACCGGTGGTAGCGGTCCCGGGCGTAGCGGCGGGTACTCGGTGAACCCGCAAAAGGTGAGCGCAGCTGAGGAACGCCTACGCCATTTGGATGAAGAGATCCGTATCGCCGAGGAACGCAAGAACAACATGAAAGCCGATGCCTCCCAGGCGGAGAAAGACCGCTTGGATGAAGAACTTAGGCATTTGCATTCGTTGCGTGACCAAGCCCAACAGAGTCTGTCGAAAGTCCAACAGGGCAGCCCTGGACGTGGCGGCAGCATGGCTGGTAACCCGTTTTTGCCGGTGCCTTTGGCGCAGAACTTCGGCCTCAGCAAGGGTTTGGGCGGGGTTGTGGAGTGGGGTATCGGCGCTCTTGAGGACATGGTGTTGGGGCCGTTGGAGACAGCGGCGTGGGCCGCGATGGGCCAAGCGTTCAGCGGCGGGGAGGGGATGCCTCCGGGTCCGGGGGATGCGGGGTTCGGCGCCCCGGAGCTGCCCGCGGGGCCGTCCGGCGGTGGCGGTCCTGGTGTGGGCGCCCCCGACTTCGCCAGCGGTTCTCCCGGCAGCCCAGCTACAGGCGCCTCTGGGTTCATGGGGTACCACGGGTGGGACCCGAGCAAAGCCGTCCCCAACAACTTCTACAAGCAGTGGTATCCGAAGCAGGCATCCACTGATCTTGACGGTATGCCACCAGCCTTCGTGGCGTGGGCACAACAACACGGAATGGTCGGTCCTGACGGCAACCTGGACCGCAGCACAGTTCCGCTGCTACCTCCGCCACCGGGTTCGTTGAGTAACCCGAAGTCGGTTGCGGCGCCGGTGAAGATGCAACCCGACATGTCGCGGCTTTGGTCATCTAAGCATTACGCCACCGGTGGCCCGATCTTCTCTCCCGGTGGGGATGTCACTACTCCCTACCATCCGGGGGACGACAGTAATCGGGGATTCCCGACTAATCCCAGCATGGTGACCGACCTTCCCGGTTTGCACTGGGGCCCGGATGGTAAACCGATAATCCCCACCGGATATGGCCCGAAGGGCTCCGACAACGTTCCCGCGTGGTTGTCGCCTGGTGAGTTCGTGATGAACACGAAGGCCACGAGCCAGTTCCTGCCGCAGTTGCAGGCAATGAACTACATGTCCCGGGGCGGCCTGGTCCCGCAGTACTTCGATGACGGCAGCCAAGGCCCCGTGCAGGCGGTGCAGCAGACTACCCAAGGCCAGTTGCCGAACGTTAAAGACCCCGGCTCGCAGAAGTCTCAGGGTTCGCAGCCGGGACCGTTGAAGGCAATGATGCCCGGCGGCCAATCCGGGCAGCAGCCCGGCCCTCCAACACCGGGTGCACCTCCAATCCCGTCCGCTCTCGGGCCGGCCGGGCAGGCAACCCCAGGCGCGCAGCAAGGCCAAGCTGGGAACGCAGCCCCCACCGACGCCCAGCACCCCGAAGACTCCATGCCCGCATCATCGGGCATCGGCTTCTCTGGTGGCGTGTTGGGTGCGGCGGAAGGCGCGGCGGAGGGTGCCGCGTCAGCCGCGGGCAACGCGTTCGCCCCGGGTGCTGGATCAGCAGCATCCAGCGCGATGTCGATCGGCTTCCAAGAGTTGAACCGGGCAGCAGCGTACGGCGCCCAGGCTGGCGGGATTCTGGCTGAGGGTGCACTCGAAACGATTATGCCCTCGGATGGTTCGACGAACTGGATGCAAACCATCCCCGGCAGGTTGTTGTCGGGGATTGCTGGTGCACGCCCGGAAAACCCCAACACTGCAGGCCAAACGAAGCAACCGTTGGGGGCCGGTCAGTCCGGCGGCGGCTACGGCGACACTGCCGGAAACATGCCCGGCGGCTACACCGGCGCCGGCCCCGGCTATGGGGGTGACATACACATCAACGGCCCGATGACCGTCCAAGCTAACGACCCCCAACACTGGTATGACCACCTGAACTCGGACCAGACCCTGGCGGAGCACTCCAACCCGATGTCGGGGAACTTTAAGACCGGACGCAACTAGTGGGCGTGTGGCCTCCCGGAGCCGTAACCCCGTACGGCGCCGACGTTTTGACCGACGGCGACATCCCCAACGTTTGGTTGACGTCGGCTGACGGGCAGCAGCAGTTCTACCTGATGGGCGGCCTGGCGCCGTTTCCTGGTGTGACCGACGGGATTATCTGCGTTGAGGAACCCTCAGGGTGGGCACCGAAGTTCAAGCACCTCGATATTCAGGCGGCACGCCAAGACGGTGTGACATATCAGGGCACCGTGTACGACCCGGCGATCATCAAAATGAAACTCCAAGTCCACGCCCGCACGGCCCCCGTGTTGTCGCAGATCATGAATCAGTGGATGGGCGCCTGGAATCCGCGTAACCAGCTCACGTTGGAACGCATCACCCCCGACGGCGGGTATTGGTCGGGGAAAGTGCGGTTGATGCCCGACAGTTGGCAGGACCCGTTCAAGCTCACCCCCCGCCAACAAGGTGTGTGGTCGATGACCCACATCTGCCGCATCGACGACGCGTTCTGGAACGGCATCACCACCACGGGTGGTTGGGCGCCGACGTTCATCGATTTCGGGGACGACTTCTCCACCCCCACACAGAGCGGGTTAGGGCCGAACTGGCAGACCAGCTATTCGCCACAGAACACGGGGTTTGAGTTCGTCGGGCAAGACGGCGAAGTGCACTGGTCAGACCGCCGCAACAACTCGCAGTCCGTGATGAACATCTACACCAAGCAGCAAACCACGACCGACTACCAGGTTGTGTCCATCACGTTGGGCGGGTCATGGTCTGGTGTGGCGCTGCGGGGGGACGCCACCACCCTCATCGGGGCCCGCATGGACCTCGCCGGCAACGGTGTGTTCTGCCGTATCACATGGGATTTCATCGAGTTCTACGCCATCCACGGCGGCGGCACAACTGTCCTCTACACGAAACTGTTGGACTTCCCGCCGCGGCCGGGGGAGACGTGGCAACTGATCTGCGGCGCCAACCCCGGTGCCCCGAGAACCTACACGGTGACCCGGTCGGGGATGCCGATCTTCAACTTCACCGAGATCGGCACCAACAGTTTGATTGGGGCGAACAACCGGTACGCCGGGTTCGGAATGACCTCCACTGAAGGGGTTTTCCTCGAGGGGAAACCGATCCCGATAGCTAACTTCACTGTCGGGCACAACACCTCCGTCACCCAGTCGGGGTATGTGCAGGTGATCAACCAGGGCACTGAGGTGGCGTGGCCGGAATTCCAATTCTACGGCCCCGGAACGTGGTCATTCGGGAACGGCGCCGGATCCACCAGCATGATCACCTTCCCGGCCCTCAACTACGGGCAGCTGGTGTCTTTGGTGACGTTGCCCCGCTATCAGGAGGTCATCGATTTGACCTCCGGAACCCCCGTGCATTCCTCGGCTTTGCAGGGGAAAGTGTCGGGGGTTTACAACAACCCCATTCCGGGGGTGGCGACACCGGATCTGGCTGAGCTGGTGCAGATCCCCGTCACCCTTACCGGCGGTAGCGCGGCATCGAAAATCGTTGCCTCAGTAACCCCTAGACGAGTCCATCCGGCATGACCACGCCGACCACTCCCGGACTGTTGCAAGCCTTGCAGTCCGGGGACCCCCTCATGGCTTCCCAAGCCGTATCCGCCGCGGTCCGCACACAACTGAATCCGTCACCGGAGTTCACCCTCACCATCTACGACCAGTACTACAACGTCCTCGAACCCGACTGCGCTGAGCGGGTCATGGAGTTAGAACTCAACGACAGCCGCCAATCGCTGCCCGCAGGGTCGATGACCCTCAGCGGCACCGACTGGCTCGCCGATGTGTTGATCGACTGCAAAACCAAAGCGGTCCCAGTCATTTTCAACAAAGGGCCCTGGCGGTGGTCCGGGCGGGTGGATGTTGCGCACGACCAGATGCGCAACGGGATCCGCACCGTTCAATGCGAGCTCATCGGGGACAAAACCTGGTTGGACCGGATCCTGTGCTGGCCTAACCCATTCTTCCCGATCTTCATCCAAGAGCCGGGAGAGTGGTACGGGATCGGTCCCGGCCTCACGGTGATCGCCACCCTGATCCTTGAGCAGACATTCCGCCTGCAGTCGGGGATTTGGCAACTCATCAACGGCATCACCTCACTGGACCCGAACTTTGTGGGCTGGCTGGAAAACCTTCAATCCTCCGCCGGGGAAAGCCTACTCACCAAGCTGCGCACCCCGATCTGTGTGGTTCCCGTCAACCCGTTAACCGATGAGTCAGCGTGGATTGAAGTCAACGGCCGCATGGACACCATCTGGAAACTCATCCAGCAGCAGTTGACGGACAACGGGTTTGATATCGACTGCACCATGTGGGTGCCAGGCGACCCACAACCCGAAGGTTTGATCTTCCCCCTCCAGGTCGCCACCTGCGTTGTCCGGTTGATCGACCGGTCGGGGTTTACGGGGCCGTGGGGGCCGTTCGAGGGTTTGATCGTCGACCTAGTCCAGCTCGAGGGATCCCTGCTCGGCAACGCTCTGCAACCC